TAAACCATATGATTATGCACCAGGTTTCAAAGCTGGAAATGGTTTAAAAATACCTAGAATAACCGATTCTAATGGTGAAGAACTGAATGTGTTGCAATATAATTTGTTGGCACTTTCAACTTTGGCTGGTCGTGAAGCCGCCAAAGAAGAAAAAGAAATAAGCGCCAACATAAAAACATTCATAGGTAAAGAATTAGATAAAGCAAAAGAAGGTGCTTCAAAAGATTCTACGGTAAATACTTTGAAAAATGAAATATCTAGTGCTGTTACAGATGTTGAAAAATCTATTAAGAATTTCCATATCAATCTAGAAAAAATGGAAGAAGATGACACAGAAGAACAGGGAACAACCATAATCAACCAAAATGATAACAAGGTGATTGGCGGTAAACAATCAATTAATGATACAAGACCAATACCTGCTCGTATGCAAAATGATACTGTTATGCTTGCATTGAATAGAGTAAGCGTAGCTGTATAAATGAAAAACCCCGCACTAGGCGGGGCAAAACCATATTGGCGAGAGAAAGGAGCGTTTTAGGTTTTAGTCATCCATCTGAGCCAACTTATCGAAATAAGCTGAATCATCATCATCCCATGGAGCTGGTTCTTTAGCTTCTGCTTTTGGTTTTGCAACCTTAACTTCTGCTTTTGGTTCTTCTGCAACAGTTGCACGAGCAGGTGCTGTAGATTCACCAAGAACTTTTTCCAAGCGATCTTTCAATTGGTCGTATGTCTTGAACTCTTTGTCTTGCAACAAGTCTTTCAAGGTGTATTCAGACTTCCAAATCTTTTCCAATTCACTGTCATCATCCAACAAAGCAGATGGTGATTCGAATTCGGACTTATCATAGTTTTGATAGCCATCAACTTTACGAATCTTCAACTTGAAGTTAGCACCTTTCCACAAATCAAATGGATTGATTGGTGTTTCATCTTCAAAAGCGGGATTCATCGCTTCAGTCAATTTGTCAAAGATTTTCTTGCCATAACGGAACAAGAATACTTTGCCTTCATTTTCTGGATGTTTTGGATCGCTAACGATGTAGACGTTAGAAACGTAGTTGAGTTTACGTTTTTGTTTGCTTACGAGTGCTTTATCTTCTTTGTCACCAGAATTCCACAAGCGGCTGTTGTGTTCACAAACAGGACATTGTTCGTTCTTAGTGGTGAGACAGTTATCGATTAACCAACCACCAGGACCTTGAAAGCCGTGAGAGAAAATCTTTACCCATGGTAGAGAATCTTCACCGTCACCTGGAGAGGATGGTAGAAAACGGATGGTTGCCATGCCGTTGCCTGCTTTGTCAACTTCTGGTTTCCAAAAGTTATCAGGCTTGTCAGAGCCAGCGTTTTGGCTCATACTTTCAACAGCCTTTTTCATTTTGTCTAAATGACCGGCTTGTTTTTTGAGATTTGCAAATGAACTCATGATTTTTCCTTTATAAACGGAGTGTTACGGTATATGTTTTGTATGTCACAGTTTTCATTATATAATAGTATTTAGGCGTTTCTTACACATACATATGCAAGATTGCCAAAGTGGTTGGCCAGTCTTTGTGCCAAATGCCAATACCACCTGCCTCACGCCAATCGTCAATAACACTTTTGGTATCATCGATAATGATTGAATCGGGAGTCGCATACTTCCATTTGTGTTTTTTACCAGGAACAAAAATGGGATTAAAGGTGATGCCATGGGTCTGTAACCAAATCATTTTCTGTTTGGAAATGGCATCGTATCTTTCCTCATTGGCAGTTGAGGAGAGAATCTGTGTTGGTGCTGAAGCCTTGCGTAAGTAATCAAGACCTTCATCAGCACCACGCATCTTGTCGAGTGTTGCAAACTGATTAGTATTAATAAAATTATCAAAGAAATGATTGAACTGAGATTTCTTCTCCGCTTCACGTGGATGAATGTTATACAGTTCCATGTAACGTTTTTCAAAATCAGCAATAACGCCATCCATATCCAAGTAGATACATTTGATTTTAGGCTTCTGCATGTTCTTTTACCATTTCCTTTAGAATACTTTTCAGTTTTTGTTTGTCGTAATGTACAAACGGTCTATACTTGGCGATTTTCATTTCCCATCGTGGCCAAATAATATCATCTTTGATTTTACGTTGCCACATTGGTAAGAAATTCATCAAGTCATCCATTACAATAACAGTTTCAATCATAATCTCTGATTGCATCAATTCGTGTAGTAACCTTGGGTAATGGTCATCTACCACAGAAAGAATGTCATTCAGATCATACTTGTTGAATAGATAGATTATATCCTGTTCGAACTGGTATGTCAAGCTCTGGTTTCTTTTTTGCCAGTTTTTGTATCGTTCTTCAGCCTGTGGTGTGAGTAAATCACCCGCCCACGAACCATCATCAACAATAAAGTTGGCAATATAGAAATTTTTTAATTCGTCAATGTCATATTTGCGAGACAACTTGTAGAAGTGGTATTTGTCTCGGCGTGTAGAGAAATTTGTACGAGATACACTGGTTTTACCGTTGTACTTGATGAAGTCGTAAGAGCCGGTAAAATGTAGTTTCAGTGCATTGTACAAGGAGTATGCATCAAAACCTGTAGTGTCTGTCATAGCGGCAATTTGGATGTTTTCTTCAGCAAATTGATTTCTTGTGCTTCTTCTCTAATCTTAGATTTGAGTGACGGTGTGATTAGAGTGGCTGCAACTTCAATCTCAAGACCAGTTTCTTCACAATGGTGCGTAATTGCATCCATATAACCGGTCCTAAGCTCTCCGTTTAGTTTCTCTATAAGGTCACTAAACTCTTTCACTTCCTGTTTTGTTGGCATAATCGCTTATCACTTTCAATAATGTAGATAATTCATCCTTTTCTAAGATTATACTCTTAGAAAGGTTGAGTGTCAAGTCACCTGATGGTATTCTTTCTTCACGAGTTAAAAATATCATGCCACATTTTTCGGATATTGTGTATTCGGTCATTTGTAAAATATGTGCCTTCCAATTTGTGCAACTTGCTGTTTTCTCCAACCTGGATGCACATAGTCGGCGTGATAGTACATTGCTCGTACATGATAGAGTTTATCGTGTACGTATTGTTCCGTCAAGGCTCTCTTAGCAACCATCATGGATTCTTCCCATTCATATTTATTGATTGCTTGAGTGTGTTTTTCTCCGACCCAACTGAATTGATAAGTGGTATTGGTCTTCTGATAGACCACATCACACACAGTTTTTGGAAATTCGGGGTCTCTTGTCCGATTCATTGTCACTTGTGCTACGGCCAGCTTACCTTCATATGGTTCTCTTGCGGCTTCGTAGTATAAATTTTGTGCCATGCATTGAATTTGGCGTGCTATCTCTGCTGATACCTTCTGAACCTCAGATAATTGTTCGTTATGCGACATAACCGGCATCAGGGCGAATAATGTAATTAGAATGAACTTCTTCATTACTTCTCCTTAAAAATGATAAAACGGACCGAAGTCCGTTTTTGATAAGTTTTTAGAAACTTAGAAAACTATCAGAACTTAACGTTAACACCGATCATACCAGTGTTGCCATTGAAACCGCTGATGCGATTTTGGCCATAGAAACGCTCTGTACCGATAACGGCGTCAACAGATTTTGTAATTGCATAAGTTGCTTTCGCACCAACAGTCAAACCATAACCATTATCAACACCTGCAACTTCTGTCTTTTGATAGACAGCTGCACCGCCTGCTGACAAAGCAACAGGACCAACTCTGGTCAATTCAAAATCTTTACCAACTGACACACGGTTGTATTCGTTGCCGATATGTGTTGCGGCAACGTTAATGCCAAACACTTGTGTACCAACACGAACACCGTCTTTCGCAACTGAATAGTCACGAACTTGGTCAACAGATACATCAGCAGCGAATGCTGACAAAGACAATACTGCTGCAGCAGCTACTAAAATTTTCTTCATAAAAAACTCCTTTTATTTAAATAAAGTGATTGATTATTCTTGGGTAGGAAATCAAACAAAACCTAATTCATAAAAAGTTTACAACATCATTTACAAACGATATTGTAAGCGATATTCTAGGGTATTGGCAAGTCCTACAAAAAATTGTATGTGGACTTGATGTTCTTAGAATTGTTGGTTGTATCAGTTCAATCTCTGTGATTGGTTCCAAACTGTTCCTAAGACTCGTAGGCCAATATTTTGCGCCGGATGGTGTTGATTCATGCATCTGAAATGTTTTTTCGTCCATTTCAAAAAATGCGGTTGAAGAACCTTCACAGTTCAACAATGGTATATTTAACCTTGCCTGAACACCGTTATTTAAATCATCTGTGTGGTCTATATGTAGTGTACTACTATCAGTACCTAATGTCAAGACCGCCATCTGTTTTATTGGCCCAAATTTTTCTATCACACCTTGAAATTCTGGTATGTTATCCAAAACTTCTTTTAGTCTGTCTGTCTTTACTGGATTCCAGAAAAGATTTATGTGTCGAAAGAACTCCGGTTTCTTTCTGTGCAGCTCTAAGATTTTTTGGCCATAAACTTTATAGTCGCCAGCTTCAACAATTTTCCAGTACTGCATTTTTATCCTTAAAGTGGTTGGTTATTCTGTTACGAGGAAACCAACCGAAACCCTAGGTGCCGTTAATTAGGCAGCCAATGCGAATTTTGAATCATTTACATTTACTTAGTTTACTTTTATAGACTATCTGTGTCTAGTTGTCCACTTCTATACTCTTTGCCCTGTCGAAACCATGGCAGGCCCATTATAAAACACACTATTCCGTTATCCCACGTCTAGAACGATAACTGGGGCTCCGTAGAGCTAATGTGTTTTATGGTGGACCTGGCGGGAGTCGAACCCGCTTCCAGAACATTTTTCAAGTTGCTTCATACAACCATATCTCATATTATATATCAGGTTTAACAAAAAGTCAAGCCACATTATGGTATTTATAAGTATCCGGTTTCCTTAAGCATTTCACACACTTCATCAAACGTAAAATCTTTTGTTTGTAGGCTGAGTGCAACTCGTTCTTCTATACCAGATAAAGGCACAACACTATGCGGTTCTTTGACGTTTAAGACCCAAGCTTCTGTTGGTTTTGCATTAAATTCTTTTACTATCTGTAAATCTAGTGGATGAAAAATGTATCCATCGGTCTGATTTGATATTTGAAACTTTCTTGGATTTTCTACTTTAGGTTCGTGAAAATATGTGACACAATTTTCAGTTTTTATATAGAAGTTAATACAAGTTTTAATTGTACTATCGGTATGCGTTGGTACTTTTGAATTGATTCTCATCAAATTCAAAAAGAAAAATTTCTTTTTTCCTTTTGGTATAACTTTATAAACATCTTCCATTTCAAGTAACTTAACTCGTGAATAATTTATACCTTTAAATTTTTGGTGGGTATCTGTTGCACCAAAAGTTGTTACGTCACGAATTTTTTCGATATCACTATTGAATTCAAAATTACCATTTAGCTTTGCAAAATACTTAAACATTAGTCCACCAGTAAATTCTTTTCTTGTATCAACTTGACTACTTCGTTCCATTCAGGATTTTTATACGGTGTCATTGCAAAACACCAACGGTCTTTTGTATGAACTGTTATTGAATGTGGAATGTCCGTTCTCACCAACGTTACACAATTTTGTTTTATATATTTTCTTTCAACTTCAACCATCTTTTTTACTGGCCATTGCAGATAAGGTGTGTTTGCTGGGGTGTAAGACATGCCTCCTAAATTTTCTGGCATTTCATACCAACGCATATCAGAATCTTCACCACCAACTATGATGTTTAAACTAGAATGCCTAAATTCATTTTCATCACCGTTTATAACATCAATATGAGCAACATCGATCAACATGTTAAAAAATACCGGTTTGTAGAACAACATTATGTCAACAGCCAGTTTTATTCCAAGACTTTCGACATATTTGATCCAATCAGGATCCATAACATCAACTAAAGGGAATTCCCACACTCCGTTTTTATATTTTTGACCATTGGGTTTAGGAAATACCCAGTCTTTTCTTAATGCATTTGTTACATCAATTTTTAGTTCGTGGTAATAATTACTCATCTAAGTACCCCAACTTTTTAAGTACATCTTTACAATCTTGATAAGACATTTCAGGTGTTCTAAAATCCCAACCAACAGCAATTCTTTCTACACTACTTGTGTTTCTTACTCCATGCCATTCGTGTACATTTGTTAGATACGCATTACCATAAACAGAATATGTATGCTGTGCATCAGGAAAAATATCAAACACCATATTGTTTTCTGTTTTTATTTTTGGTAAGTTATAGTATTCAGATATACATAGCTCAGAACAACCTTCAATAGGAAAATAAAGTGCTTGAGAACGCCACTTCCTATCGACATGAGGTAACATATGTTTACCTGCCGGCAATTTTGTTATTGAAGCTGATCTGGACATGTATGGTAATAAATCGGCAAATTCATTCCAAAGTGGATCCTCTAAACAATCTTCAGCGACAAAACCTTTATTAAAATGGTTTTTGTCCATATTTTTATTCATTTCCCAATCAACATCATCTTTGCGCCAGTTTGCAATGATGGCTTTACCTTGATAAAAATCAGGCATCAAAGGTGCAAAATGTTTATAGTAAATTTGTTTCATTGTTTCGAGTTGTTTTTCACTAAAACAACATTTTGCAAATAAGTCTTTGGCTTCCATATCAATCTTCTTGTACGTGAGGACGGTTCACACCAAGTCTTTTAATGTCACTTTCGGTCAATTCGGGTTTAAATCTTAGTCCGACAATAACTCTACTCTCTTTTTCAGAATATCCTTGATGAAGTATTGTTGTATTGACTAATGTTGGTCTATTAGACCATTGAAGTCTTTTTATTTCTGTTGCTTCTTCTAATGGTATCCAAGCAAAATTTGATATTGGATCCCATCCACGGTTTGCAACATCGTTTAGTTTTCTTTGGTCTGTTTTAAACCATCGAGTAAAAGAGTCTTCGTAGTCTTGTATTCCAATATTTATTGAGTGTCGTGTAAACTCAGGACTGTATGTGTCAACATGAACATTACCAACTTCACTCAATACAATTTTTCTAGAAATCAAAAGTCTATGGAATTTTTTCTCCAGCCCAACACTAACCAGATACTTTTTCAATAAAGGACACTGTGGAAAAACATACTCAGCCATAACATTAATGTATGACGAATTGGTAGCAAAAGATTTTTTATCCGGATTATTTACAAATGCACGTAATTCCTCACGTAGTGGTTCAAGATTAGGAATATCTATGTAACTATAAAACCAATTAGGCCAAAGTGGAGTATACTCCATTTGATTTAGAAAATCAACCTGTTGTTTTGTTAACATAAAATTTTACCTACAATGATATCTTCGTCCATATAACCCATTCTATGTAGAATGGGTCTGAAGTCGTTTGATTCTTTAACGTGCCATGTTACTTTGGTTGCACCAAACTCTTTCATCTTTTGTTCGGAGAATTTCAGTAACTTAACACCAGTCATACCCAAACGATATTCTTTTTTCAGGTACAACACATCATTGGATGCAACAATTACATCTGCATAGTGTATGTGTGGCTTCATAAAGAAAGCCGAATAACCCACCAACACACCATCATCACGAGCAGTCAACAAATAGAATTCATTGTTGTTTTCAAGTTTAAGATATGTGTCCCAAATAGGATTTAGTTTTACTTTGTCTTTGTTTAGTGTGAGTTCTTCATAATGATCGTCCAACAAGGCCTTCATTTCCGGTAGAACATCATTCAACTTTTCGTGTGTAAATTTCATAGTCATTTTTCATACACTCTTTCAACTCTGTCTTTCAAATATTTATCACCAAAAGTGGTAACAGTAAAATAATTTTCCATAAAGAATTTTTTAGTTTCTTGATCTTCCTCAAACTCTTTTATGTAATTTTGCCATTTTAAAACAATCTGTTTTGGTGTCCCTTTTGGTAAAACAACAGCAAACCCATTTAAGTCCAACCAATTTTTGTATAATTTTTCAAAAACCACAATATTTGGATAATCAGACAAAGTGGTGGTTGAAGATATCAAAACCAATTTTTCATCTTTAATATAATCTTTTACGACACTGTAGGGTAATATTGAAAAATCGGTTACACCACCAATTAAATCTATGAGCAGATTTGGTACCCCTTTATATGGAACCATTAGAGATTCTGTTTTGGGATGAACATTATTAAGTAGTTGCTTTATGGAAAATAAATGGCCTTTTGAAGTGTATGAAAAAGAATAAGATTTATCAGATTTTAAATTAGATAAAAAGTCATTGTAGTTGTGAATATTTAATTTGGGATTTGCAACCAGAACAAAATTAGGTTGGTCAATCATTGTAACATATTCAAATTCAAAGTTATTATTTTTTGCATTACTTAAACCGCCAACTGTCGTCAGCCAAATTGTTGAACCGTCAGGTTTACTTTTGCTAGCATCTTCAGCTGCGATAAGACTTTCTGCACCCACTTTAAATCTTGGTAAAATTGTCACATTTTTCTTTTCTAAGAAATTTTGTAACTGTTGAAAGTTACTATATAGTGTTCCTCCAGGTGTAGTTGATAATACCACATTTACGGTCTCAGCTTTCGAAATTAAAACTTGCATCAACAATAAACATATTAATATTTTTTTCATAATCATTCCAATTCGCAAACATAATAAAAATCACTAGCAATTAAAAGTAAATTATGGTAAACTTCACCATTTCTTAGTCTTTCTTCTTTTAAAAATTCTTTGTTTATGCCTTCAGTTTTTGAACGAACCCCGCTTAAAAAAGCTTGCTTTGGTTTTTCAAATTTTTCTCCGATAAAAAACCATAAAAATTTATCTCTAGCTAAACCACTTTTTGGTTTATCTGCTTGAAAACGATTGTCCCAAGTTGTATAACAAATTTCTCTGGCCATATTATTTTGTAATTGTATCATTTCAGACATTGACATTTCTTTTTTATCAACTGTACCAAAACCAGGCAACAGTTTTCTTTCTTCTGGGTTTCTAACAAAGTGTTGAGCAAACTGATATGCCATTTCATAAGCCAGTAAAGGCAAATCTGGTGCCCAATAAAAACATTCTTTATTTTCGACAAAATGTTCTTCTTCGTGATTTATATAAAGAGCTGTTAAAGCCAAATCATTGAAATACATATATATCTTTTTGTCAATCAAATATAATAAAGGTTTGTCTGTTCCAAATATATGGCCTGTCGTATCTTTTTCATATGGAACATATATTGGCATATGCTGAATCAAACCACTTCTAGTATGATTTACGTCAAACATAGAATTTTCTATATTTTCTACTGAAATTTTTGATACATAGTCGTTTATAGTTATTTTTATTTCTGGGTGTTTGTTCTTCAACCAATCTAATGTTGGTTTGATAGCAAAATCCCACTCACTCAAAGTGTTAAAAGCACTTCGATCTTTTTTATTTGGAAAATAGAAATTTCCTTCAATGAGCTCTTTTGACCATCTAACAACAATCTCATCTAATTTTATATTGTTGTTAATAAATGTCATCAATATGTTGTGACTATCCGAACCACCCGAGTAATACAATTTTAGATATTTGTATTTTTCTCTCAGTTGTATTGCTCTATCACGATACAGCAAATCCAAAGGAACTTTACCTAAAAGATTTGTGTTAAAATTTTTCCAAACAGAATCATGGTACACAAACTTAATTTGTTTGTTATTTTTTGATGCATACAACAAAGCCTCAACTTTACTTGTAAATATATTTTCATCAACTTGCCAATAACCATACTTATCAATCATTAGTAACCTCTCACCCATTCTGTATCAATAAAAAAGGCTCTCTTAGATTTTTGCAGGATATTCCTGTATGCTCTCCATGAAGAAACTTTAATTTTGTTTTCTGTGTAGTATATATCGTGTGTAAATTTTTCTAAATGTTTTTTCAGTAACATCTTATAGTCAATATGATTTGTACCAGACCATTTAACTTCAGATGGTGTAGACATTGACCAGTCATTCCAACCTGGTGTATCACCAAAGTGAAAGATGTTTTTATTGATAGTCAACTGTTCAATATCAAATAACCAATACAACTGATGGTATTGATAGTCTAGTGTATAGTCCATATACCAAAAAAGGTCTTTGACGTTATCAATCTTTTTTGGACACGCATCAATAATTTTTTGATAGAAATCTTTTGAATCTTGGCTCAATGGTCTTAGAAATTCATCAGTTGACTTTGTAACCGCATTTATATCCATATCAATATAGACTTCACCAAACAAATGATCCATAATTGATGATGTAATGATAACACCATCCTCGATAGAATCTCTAAGTGTGTTGTGGTTATAGTAACTGAGTTGCCTACACTCTAACTGTTTCTCAATATAGTTTTTGTAAAATATAGGATACTCTTTGATTGAGTTATCCGTTAACAAAACAACGATTCTATCTTTTGGTGTCCACTTTAGGAATTCTGCAAGTGTTGCTGTAGAATCAATACCGCCAGACCAAGTTACACATATTTTTTTGTCAGTTGAATTGAGTATATGTTGTACGTTTTCATAATATAGTTGGTCAATTGGCTTGGCTTCACATAGGTTGCCAATAGGTGTGAGTACTTCCATTTCTGGAACGTCTATGATTTTTTTCGTTCTATCAACGATACCATATATGAGATATGGATTTTTCAACATTGGCATTTTGCCAGCATGATAATAAAATTTTCGCATGATTAACTCAGTAGTTGCCGAATTTCTTCCTTACTGTGTTTGATTTCCGGCCAAACAATTTCAATCTCAAAGTCTGTTATGACATTAACACCATGTATAACTGCTTCAAATCCATTCTTTATATCGTGTTCTTCAAGTTCTTCAATTCGATTTAACATTACGTATAACCTTTATAAACAAACCACCAATATCTAGGTAGTAAGGCTTGGTTGAAAAATTATTGAGTGATGCATTGTCGTGATGCACGCCATGTAACCATTCACCTGCCATTGGTATCAAAAACTCAAGCAACCAAAGATTGCGTACATTATTAGGGCCATGTGAGAATATAGTTTGTAGACCAGCAGTCACCAAATATGCAGTAACGGGTAGAGCATAACCATAAAGAAACAACATCGGATTTAAACTGCAAATTAACATGGTAACAAGTGCAATCGAAAGTGAATGTTTGACAAAAAATCTATGCATACTATCTTGCATCATTCTAACTTCACGTTTTGTGGCTTTGATACCTGTTCGATCTTTGAATCTCAAATAGTATTTGAAGTTGCTTTCGTATGGATCGTTCTCTGTGTCCGAATAACGGTGATGTTGTGTATGAACCGTAGACCATTCAACTGGTGAAGAATTCAACGATGCACAACCAATGAAACCAAAAACATAGTGCCATATCTTATTGCACTGATACGACATATGATTGAATAGTCTATGGTAACCCGATGTGATCGTTATGGCAACAGCCAAATAAACAAAGAGTGACAAAGTTAGCCACTCTTTATTAAAAAACATACCAACAAAATACAATGTTGGTAGAAATAACCAAGCACCTATACTTCGGTGCCATGCCTTAGTTTTCATGATACCAATAATGCGTAGGCTGTTTCTGTGCTTCTGTTGGTGGCAGTTACATCACCAGAACGAACACGAATCTGGCAAGGACCTTTGAACTCTTTATCTTTGACTTGCAGTGTACCTCTAGCCAAAAAGATGTTTGAGTCATTTTTAAATTCGGTTGATTCGAGAACATTAAGAATGATAGATTTCAAGTTTGGTAAACCATCTTTGTTTGCTTCATGGGAAATGCAGAACCATTCGGTATCAGTCACAGAAGTTAATTCAAGTGTACCTGATGCATTTTGTGTGGCTAAAGTTTTTGCAAATGAATCTGGATGTTCCAAGTTCAACCAGCCAGGTGTTCTATCTTCCATGATTTCACCTGTTTCTTGGATTCTCAGTTGTGATTGGCCTTGTGTATAGAAATAATAACCAGATGTGACTAAACCATTGTTGCCAATATTAACTTTTCTCACATCACCTTTTTCAGAATTACATCTGATAATAGCTGTACCAAATGCTGCATATGGTTTGTACTTCGTTGTCATACAGTTGCTCCAATATATTCAGATAGAATCTTTTGAATTCTAATACTTAATCCCAATTCTTGTCTTTCACTTTCAGTTAATCCATCAGAAACTTCTGTTATTTTATCAGGCTCTTCTTGAATTAATGGTTCAACCAAAGCTGAAATCTTGTGTGCATTAGAAACACCGTTATTAATCTTTTCAATTCTTTGTAGATGACCAATGGGACAAAATGCACGGATATATGTGTCTAGTGCTTCACCTTCAGGATAATTTCCATTTTCATCTAAATGTAAATCAATAGGCACCATATGTTCTATTGCTTCGAACTGAACCATAAGTTGACCAGTCTGTTCATTAAAATTTCTTATTTTATAATCTGTTGTTATTGACATTTTTCACTCCATTAACTAACTGTACCGTAACGTGTTCCTGCTGTTATCCATGTAACCAAACCGGTTGTACCTAGTGTTGCAGCACCAGCGGCACCACCGGTGCCTCCACCATATGCGCCACCACCTGAAGCACCAGCAGTACCCCAAGTACCGCCAGAGCCGCCGGCACCGCCGCCGTTACCTGAACTTCCGCCGCCTGCACTATTGAAGGTCGCCGCTGCGCCATTACCTGAACCAGATGAGCCACCAGCACCAAAAGCTGGTCCGCCACCGCCTGCGCCACCATAATAAGATGATGCACCGCTTTTGCCTGCGGGTGGTGAATATCCACCAGAACCACCGCCACCACCACCGCCACCGCCTGCGATAATACCGTTGTTTGTAAATACTATTGGTCCGCCTGTGTAACCAGTGACAGTAATTGCTGGACCACCGGCAGAACCGGCACCACCACCGCCTGTCGAATAACCTCCGCCACCACCACCGCCACCAGCGCCAGATACTGCAACACCTGTGGCTATATTCAATTGTAAACCGTTCGGAAAATTACCACTGATTAAAATTGTTGGTGTACCAGTACTCACAGACCAAGAGTTTGCGGTAATATTACACACAACTGGTCCATATGTGTTCCAGTTATTTGTAAGAGCTTGTGCTCGAATATCGATTTGACCACCTTGAACACTTGTGTTAAGTGTTGTAACCCATGTTTTGCCTTGCAATTTGCTAACTGAAACACTACCGTTAATTGTTCCAGCCAATTGACGCAACGATGTATTACCCATGTTGATTTGAGTCTTGTTCGCATAAAGCAACTCTGCATCAACTTGGCTCATCGAAACCGGGTTTGGTGATACTGGTAAGGTCATTTACTATTTTCTCTATAAAATTTGATAAATTCTAATAGAGTATTTAGGTGATCCTCAGTTTTTTCAATGAAAACCAGTGGTTCGGAGTCTTCCACAGCCATGATAATGACTATTTGGTCAATACCCTTGCCAACCAGTTCTTCGTACATACATGCATAAGCCACACATTGTGCAAAGTAATCTTGAATATCTTCTTTCTTTTTTACTTTGCGTGATGTTTTAAAGTCAATAACAGATAGAACACCGTCATATTCTGCAATACAATCAACACGACCAGCCATACCAATGTCAACAGACCATAGAGCCTGTTCTTGGTAGTGAATGTTGTTGATTTTGTCGAGGTATGGTCTGATTGACTTGAACATTTCTAATGCATCAGGCATCACACCGCTATGATAATCAATGCGGTTGTTCAAGTAATCTTCACAAATCGAATGTAAATTTGTGCCACGTGATGTGGCTTTCTTGGATATTTTATTGGCCGCCTCTGCACCTACACGATCACGCCATTCCATGATGGCTTTCTTCTTCTTTGCACCAATGACCGTAGTAACGGACGGCAAACGAACACCATCAGGTGTGGTGTAATAACGTTTACCATCTGGGAAAGTTTCTGATTTTAGGTCTTGTAAGTCAAGTGGCGGGCAATAATTAAACATTTAATATCCTAAAGTTTCACATGCCATAATCCAGTCTTTGACTAAGCTACTGCGTACAATATCGTCAGGTGTGAAATAAATTTCCTGAAAAGAAGTCATGTTTCTTGCAACTTCTCTGAATTGATGGAATGCTGTTTGGTCACGGTTGTTTTTAATCAAGTCTGTTTGCTTAAAGTCACCACAGAAAATGATTTTAGAACGGTGTCCAACACGAGTAATAATAGTATTTATTTCACTCCAGTTCATGTTTTGGTTTTCATCAACGATGATAATTGCATCGTCAATAGAGATACCACGAATAGCCGTAGTAGAAATAAACCTTGCATGACCTTGTTCTTTTAGTCTGTCCCATGCATCAGAACGACCAAATAGTACCTCACATACTTCTTTATAAGGTAACTCGTATATCTCCTGCTTTTCTTCCAATGAACCAGGAAGGTGTCCAACCTCACGGAGTTGAACAAGTGAACGCACGACTACAACTTGTTTGAATGAATTGGTTTTGTCTAGTACTTCTTCGATGGCTTTATACATTGCCAAGAATGTTTTACCTACACCAGGACTACCAAAAAGTCCCATGAAGTATGCTCCGCCTTTGTATAACTCAAAAAACAATCTTTGATTTTCTGTTAGTGGCTCAAAGGTCTTTAAGTGATCCAGTTTTATTTTCAGAGCATTGTTAATTACTGGTTGATGCTTATGTTTTTGTGCATCAGCAGTTTCAACTTCTTCTCTCGTTTCCCTGTTTGTCGTTTTTTTTGTTACCATTCGTATCCCCTTTTCTGAATAGTGCTGCAATTTGTTTTGTTTTTCTAATGCGTGTTTTGGCATTGGGGACTTTCAACGAGGTTTTTGTATCATCAGTACCTCTCTTGTTTTTTGGTTGAAGTAGAAAGGCAATTTGTTTCATATTACCATTCACGAGGAGATTTAGTTTTATGGCCAGCTAATTTATTTCCTGGAATACTTTCTTTCATACGGCCAATAACATACTTTTCGAAAGTAGAATCGGGTTTGCCAGTTCCAGGTGTTGACAAACGAGAACCATCAGACATAACTGGTAAGTTAACGGCTGAATGGTATTGTTCTAGATGAGGATTATCGGCCTTGAATTGGTCGAGTACTGTGTAAGACATACGGTGTTCTTCAATTTGACCCGTATTTTTATTCATGAAGTCATATGACGGCATTAAACCACTCCGGTATATTACGATTTTTCCATTTTGCGAAACGAATTTTCTCCTTTATATAGTAATTATGATACGACTTAAGCGAATCATAATTACGACCAGGTAAAGGATTTTTTGCCACGATTTTCAAATCGATAGGCATAGCTGGTGTTGGTGCAAAGAAATCACCGTTAGCAATTTCACCAGGAGGTGTGCTTAGTGCATCTTTAAGTTTGGAACACAGGTGGGTTTTGCCATAACGATGTGTGTATTCGTCAAGCAAGTGCGACCACATATCATACAGCCAAGTATAGTTTTCGATGTTATCACGACACCAGATGGCTGAAGGATGATTTACATGTGATGCTTTGTAAAGAATAGCTTCACGGCTATCTGCCAAGCGCCAGCGTTGAATACGCCGACCATTAGCAGTCAGGTCGGTGTATTGTTCGCCGTCAAGCATACGGTGTGCCGTTGACATGAGTTGTGCATACTCAATAATCATTTTTACTACATGCTTGTCGCAATGCATTTCGGCACAAATTTTGGGATTTGGGTCAAGATAAAAGATGTTCATAATGTAATTGTAACACAGGATTTCTCCTGTGTCAATCAAAATTTCCAGCCCTTGCAGAATCCAAATTTCTGTAGTTTCTTCAAGGCTTTTTCACAACGGTTACCAATGTCGGTACGATATTGCACATCATTACCAAATTTAACCTTCTTCACCAACTCATAGGCCTTATCCTTCGCCTCTGTAACTGAATTACCAGTGCCAGTACATACGATGATATAGGAACCTGCGGTGCCCCATTCAGGTACGTCCTCAACCAATTTACCGTCAATCATCTTGATTGCCTTGGTCAATTTAATTTCGCATGGGTGTAGGTTATCAATCTCGTTTGGTCCAACATCATCGGTCATCACAGGGAAGTCCAAATATGATTCTTCTTCTTTCTTATTGAAAGGGAAGTCTGAGTTAGCCATAACGACACCAACACATGTGCCTTCTTTTGCTTTGAATGTCTTTGAATTGCCTTTAAGAATGTCTAACATCCATTCTGCTGGGTCATCATTTTCCATGAGTGGTTGCATGATGTTCCACATTGGCCAACCTGGTCTTGCAGTCCATTCCATTGGCCATGGTGTACCGTCTTTCTCGTCAACGATACAGTTCATGTCGAGCATACCAACATAACCAATTTTCTTCAAAACTTTTTCCATTGGCTTCATCAACATGTCAGCCAATTTAGATTCTTTTGTGTAACGAGTAACTGTACCCATTTCACCGGTGTTAACACCAAGATCATCATTCATTTGTTTCTTGAATTCGAAACCTTCACACCAATAGTCAACCCAACCACCTGGTCCAAAAATGCCTGTTACAGCAATTTCAATACCTGGTTTGAATTCTTGTAGAATGAAGTAAGGTGCTTTGCCACCGGCTTCTTTGCGTTTGGTCAAGAAACCAATCATATCTGCTTCATCTTTAGCAACATATGATAGCGATTTATCTTCTTCTTCACCGCAAGGCTTAGAAACGTAACGCTTTGGATTATCTTTAACGAATTGAATGGCTTTGTCGTAGTTCTTGAATTCGAATGATGGAATGATTGCGCCACCAAATTCTTGGATAACGTCTTGACCATACATACGATTCAACTCTAGTTTTGCAGACTTCTTTCCTGGTCCAAATACAGGATAACCTTTGTCTTGTAGTTCCTGCATTTCATCCATGAGAGTCATGTTGTCGGTTACAAAAATTAGGTCTGCAACCTTAGCATAAGCTCTCCAGTTATCAATTTTATCAACCAAACCTTGGCCAATATGATCGCAACGGGAGCCTTTAGTGTACCATTTTACTGTGTGTCCTGCATTGATGCAACGTAGACACCAATCGAGTGCGAGCGCACCCGTGTCGATAACTAGAATTAGCATGTAATATCCTAAAAAAGTGTTGAATTACCTATGGTATTTATTCAACACCCATTCTATCACAACTTAGGAATATGAAGTGGTTCGTCAACTGAGGCTGACTTTTTTGTGGTTTTTG